TTTGCTAAGACAGGAATATTTAAACACGCCTTCATACAAGAATATAAAAGAAAGAAAATTAATGCCTAAATTATTAACAGCCATACTAACTAGTGAGGACTTACCTAGATTAGAAAGATGTATTAAGTCAGTAATTGACGGCAGATGTATACCACAACCTGATTGCTTAGTAGTATGTAATACCACTAATATACAATTTCAAAAGGATGCAGAAAAACTATGTGCTAAGTATCCTGTAAAATTTATAAACACAGAATCAAATGGCAAATTAGGTAAAGGTAAAAATGCTGTATTAGATCAATTTATACGAACCGACTATGATTATCTATTTCAGGTTGATGGTGATGACTTTATTTATCCTGACGCAATTAAAACATTAAGAAAATTAATTAGTAGGCATAATGAGTTTGATGTGCTTGCATTAACTGAAAGTGAAGTCTGGGATGGTAAAGACTTACATAGAATTAATGAATGGATTACGAAAGATAAATTTAGAAGTAAAATAAATGAAATATTATCTAAGTTTGATTCAGAAAATTTAATGAGAGCTGTACAGAATTGTAAAATAGGTGAAGAAATTACAGACGATAAATCTGGTTTGCATAGAGTTATAGTTTGGTCTAAAAAGGCAGCCGAAAAGTTTAGATTTGATGAGAGTTTAATGGTTGCAGATTCACCAGGATATCTAGATTTAAAACTAATGCATTTACGAGAAGAACTAAAACTAGAACTTACTAATGCCAAAAGTATTTACATATATGATCAGACTATTCAAACTGCCATTTCTAGTTATGATCTACTAATGGATGTTGCTAAGTACACATGGAATCAAGAGGATTTAGGCTTGACAACCGATCTATTTCTTGATATAATAGAGATAGATGAAAAATATACCTATAAAGACAGACTTGAATACCTCAAAAAGAGTAGCAAGACTTAAAATGGCACAACACAAAGCCAAAGATCCTGATATGAAAAGAATATGGGGAAATAAGATAGACGAGCTTAAACACTATGGTGATGATCCCAAATGGCGTGAGCATTGGTCTGAAGTTTTTAGAAAGATGAAATAATGAATGTATTTTATTTACACGAAGATCCTAAAATCTGTGCTGAAATGCATATTGACAAGCATTGTGTCAAAATGATTATCGAGTATGCTCAGTTGATGTCAACAGCACATAGAATGCTTGACGGTCTAGAGTATGAAGGTAGAAGTAAGAATGGTAGAAAAATTAAAAGATGGTTGTGTACTGATATTTCTCAAGAACAAGTGTTGTATAAAGCAAGCCATATAAATCACCCAAGCGCTGTATGGGTGAGAGAGAATGCTTATAATTACTGGTGGTTGTATCAGATGTGGTCGCACCTATGTGATGAGTTTACATACAGATATGGTAAAATACATTTAACAGATAAAAAACTAAGAAAACTTTTGAGAAACCCACCTAAGAATATACCTCTGGCTGCTAAGTTTACAGAACCACCACAAGCCATGCCAGATGATGTAAAAGTATTAAATGATTCAATAACTGCATACAGACAATATTACATAAAACATAAGAAAGGATTTGCAACATGGAAAAAAGATCGAAAGCCGAGGTGGTTTAATGGGTAAACATTTAAAGACCTCTATGGATGAGAAAGTGATAGACTATCTTGCTATAGAACTATATAAGAAAGATCCTCTTAACATTGTATTGAATAAATTTATGTCAATGAAAAATGAAGAAGGATATAGTCTGACAAAAACTATAAATAAGTATAAACAAACAGGTAAACATCCTGACCATTATAATACAGATGGCACTTGGAAGTACCCAAGTGGGAAGATACCCTTTGATGAATTTAAACTATAATGCCTGTATATACATTTAGAAATAAAAGAACTGGCGAAGAGTGGGATGATTTGATGACTATAGCGGAAATGGAATCATTCACTAAGAAACGAAACATAGAGTTAGTACCTACTGCTGCTATGTTAGTGGGTAGTGTCGGTCAAATGGATAGTAAGATAGACGGTGGATTTAAAGAAGTCTTAGGTAAGATATCAGACGCACATCCACACTCTGCTCTTGCAGATAGATACAGAAAACGAGATTCAAAAGAGGCAAAAAACAAGGCCGCACTTGATAAGATTAAAAGAAAGTATGGTGCAAGTCTTGTCAAACCCTCTTAAACACATAAATAGAAGTGTTGCTGTCGAGACATTTACAACACCGTGCTACCGCACATAAGAAGTTGAGTAAATCAATCCGACAAAGCAACAATATCGGGGCGAGTAGAACGCCGATATAGGCGATTAACTACTGCTCGCCCAACAAAGGAACAAATATGAGCGATTTAGATTTTTTAGACGGTTTCGATTCCGACATAGATTGGGGTTTTACAACAACCGACTCTAAACCTAGTGAAACAAAAGATACTGAAGCAGTTGCAAAGACAGCGGCTAATGAAGTTGCTAAGGTGACTGATGGTTCTTTAAAAGCACTAGAGAGTAAATTAGATAAAATATATTCAGCAGTAAATTCTGCTAAATCTGAAATTCAAGAAAAGAATCAGACTGAACTTGATGTTGCTAAGAGACAAATGGATGATGAATACGATTTGAGAAAAGACAATCTTGGTAAAGAACAAAAAGAAAAATTTACACAATTAGAGAAGTTAGTAATACCTTTGATGTTAAAATTAGCAAAAGCACCAGAGAATTACATTTACTGGCCTAACCGTAAGAGTGTAATTGAATCACAATTAAAAAAAATAGTAGCAATAACAAGAGGTAAATAATGCAATTATCAAAAAACTTTAGTCTAAGTGAAATGACTAAATCAGATACCGCAGCAAGAAAAGGTATCGAGAACATACCTACTGAAGCACATAAAGAAAATATGAAACTCTTATGTGATAAAGTTTTACAACCAGTAAGAGATCATTTTGCTAAGAGTGTTCGAGTGACCTCTGGTTATAGATCGGAAGAACTATGTGAGGCGATTGGGTCAAGTAAGACTTCTCAACACGCCAAAGGTCAGGCTGCAGATTTTGAAATAACAGGTATTGACAATAAAGAATTGGCAGAATGGATTATAGACAATCTAGATTTTGACCAAATCATATTGGAATTTTATACAGAGGGGGATGCCAATAGTGGTTGGGTCCATTGTTCATATAAAATGCACGATAATAGAAAACAAGTACTTAGAGCGTCTAGAAAAGACGGGAAAACACACTACACTCACGGCTTGACAAAAGACTAAAAAACTGTTATAATATACATTATGAGTAAATTGAAAGACTACTTCAAGACCAAAGGGATGAAGTCCTTTACACATCAACCAGTTGATGATCTACCAAAACTACTAACAGAAAATATAAATGGCGGCAGATACTATATCTCACCAACAGGTGAAAAGTATCCGTCAATCACTACCATTCTTGCACCAAGAGGTAAAGAAGGCATACTTGCATGGCGTAAGAAAGTCGGCGAAGAGAAAGCAAACTTTATTGCTAATGAGGCTGCAAGACGAGGTACTGCTGTACACAAACTAGTTGAACAGTATCTTAACAATGAAGAATTATCAGACGCAGGTGTTTTACCACTTGCCTTGTTTACAGTTATGAAAGAAGAACTAGACAAGATTGATAATATCAAAATACAAGAAGGTAGTTTATATAGTGATGAATACAAAGTTGCTGGTCAAGTTGACTGTATTGCTGACTATGATGGCAAACCATGTATTATTGACTTCAAGACTTCTACTAGAGAAAAGAAAGAAGAATGGATTGAGAACTACTTTATACAAGGTACTGCTTATGCTGAAATGTATAAAGAACGATATGGTACTGATATAGAAGATATTGTTATTCTGATTGTGACCGAGCAAGGTCTTAATCAAGTCTTTCATAAAAAGAAACAAGACTACATACCTAAACTAAAAGAGGCGATACAAGATTTCAATGGCAATAATAACTCCTAACAAATTTGCTCTACTTATAGAGAACATGGTGAGAAACAAAAGAGTTTCACATTGGGAAGCAGTATTATTATACTGTAAAGAGAATGATGTTGACCCAGCAGGTATGGGTAAACTAATAAACAAGTCATTGAAAGAGAGACTTGAAGTGAATGCTATGGATTTAAGATTATTAAAGGAACAAGTAGGTAAACTACCTGTGTAAGATGGATGGATTTGATGTCTATAAAATCTACCTTGCAATCAAGCTACACTTCACTTCGGACTCGTATGACTACTTCAAGCACAATGGGAAAACTACTGCAAGACTTAACACCTTTACTAAAAGGCGTGATAGATACTTTTTTCATAAGTTGTCTAGGTCTTATTCGAGTAGTGCTTGTGTTGACTATTTTGTTGCTGGATTTATTGGTAGCGATACAGTTTGGATTGGCGATGTGGTTGGAAAGTCTGGTCAAGAAAATTACACCAGATGGCAAAAAAGAATAGAGAGTTTAAGTTATGTCTTTGAGAATGATTGCGATACTTTACTTGACTTCATCGAGGAGAAAGAAATCAAATTTGACGACCTCTTCAAAGTCAAGAAAGGACAACATCCCCCATTGGTTAAACTCTATCTTGCTAATAAAATAACAGTAGAGAGTATGGTAATATTAAATGATATTCTTAACTATACAAAACAGTTTAATAAAGAGATAGGTGAGACAGTTATCTGGCCTAAAAAGTATAAATTATTGATGAACTATAAACCATTTTTGAAATACAATAGTACAAAAATGAAAATGATTATAAAGAAGAAGATAAATGAGCGGTGACGGATATACAATATGGACTCATGAGCATACTGCTTTAGAGTTATCAAACAAAGTACACGAACTTTCAAACAAGATAAAAAAGATTGAAGAGATCAATAATGAAGATGGTGCCACAGCACTTACGAAACAAGTTTTGATTAAACATATCATAGAAGGTACTGATTATGATGAACCATACAAATCTTTTAATGTTGATGAAGGAGAGGAATGATACTAAATTTATGGAGTGTACCTGTTTATAAAGAAAATACAGATCACACTTGGTCAAGATTTTCTGAAGAACAGAAAAATAAATTACTAGAACTACAAAAAGAAAAACTTGGCGTAGTTGTTTCTAGTAAAGGTGTACTACTTGATGATCCTATATTTAAAGATATAAGAGAACTTATACACACACACGCATTAAAATATAGAAATGAGATTATGTTATGTGAGAATGACCTTGACTGGCAAAGTAGCTGGTTTACAGTAAATAAGAAAGGTGATAATCACGAATTTCACAAACATAGACACACCATATTTTCTGTATGTTATTACCCAAAAGTTAAGAGTGGTGATTTATTGTTAGAAGCTCCTAATGGTAAGAATTCTTTTATGAAAGACTATTGTTTTGGTTTTAAATACACAGATGTTAATAGTTATAATTGCTCAATATGGGAAATACCATTAGTATCTGGCGACA